TGAGGACTGGAATGGCATAGAAGTTGTATATACAGAAACCGACGATTGGGGATTAATCGCATGAGTAAGCAAGTCAAAATGCGCCGTGGCACGGCTACTCAACACGCCAGCTTTACGGGCGTTGTGGGCGAAGTCACAGTTGACACAACTAATTACGCATTGCGCGTGCATGATGGTTCTACGGCTGGTGGACGGGCTATGGCGCGTGCTGACGGCACAAACGCATCTGGCGCATGGCCTATTAGCGTTAATAACGTCAGCGGCGTTGTGGCTATCGCTAACGGCGGCACGGGGCAAACAACTGCACCCTTGGCACGCACGGCGCTTGGTCTGGGTTCATTGGCTACACTATCGTCAATCAATAACTCAAACTGGTCTGGCACTGTTCTAAGCATCGCTAACGGCGGCACGGGCAATTCAACGGCTGCAACGGCACTGGCTGCGCTTGGCGGGACACCTTTGACGGGTGAAGGCGTTAGCGGCACTTGGAACATCAACATCATCGGTAATGCTGGAACTGCTACCACAGCCACCACAGCTACAACGGCGTCTACTGCTAATGCTACAGCGGCAGCGGTTACTTTCAACAACGGCGGTTCTGGCGTTGCATCTGGCGCAACTTTTAACGGTTCTACCGCACGCACAATTAGCTACAATACTGTTGGCGCACCCTCAACGGCTGGCGTTGGCGCAACTGGAACTTGGGCAATCAGCATTAGTGGAACTGCCGCCAATGCAACTAATGCCACAAACGCAGTCAACGCGACAAATGCGACTAATGCAACAAACGCTACCACCGCTGCAACAGCAACTAACGCCACCAACTTAGGCGGTCAGGCTGCTTCTTACTACACTGACATTCCTGCACGGCTTGGATTTACTCCAATACAGCAAGGTGGCGGCACAAGCCAACTGACTAATAAAGTCTACATTGGATGGGGCGCTGGTTCGGTGCTGCGGGTTCAAGTAGACGCCACTGATTTTGGCTCAACTTGGCCTATAAGCATTAATGGCAATGCTGCAACGGCAACTACGGCTACGTCTGCTACAACAGCGACTACGGCTACCAATGCCACAAACGCAACCAATGCAACCAATGCGACAACTGCAAGCAATGCAAATAACTTAGGCGGTCAACTCCCCGCTTATTACACCGACATCACTGCGCGTCTTGGCTACACGCCTTACAACGCAACAAACCCAAGTGGCTTTATTACTTCCAGTGGCTCAATAACTGGTAACGCTGCTACAGCTACACTGGCGACTAATGCCACTAACGCAACTAATGCCACTAACGCAACAAATGCGACAAATGCAACGAAACTTGTGGCGGCAAACTTTACTGTTGAGCAGAGCGGCACTGACCTTTTGTTCAAATATAACGGCACAACCATTGCGAAACTAAGCAGCGCGGGTGCATTTACTGCGATTGATAACATCACTGCATACGGGACTGCATAATCATGACATTGCCTACTGGAACAATATCCATGTCACAGGTCAACACGGAGCTTGGTCGTTCAGCTACCGCGACAATTTCGCTGGGTGAAAGTGCTGTGCGCTCATTGGCTGGCGTTCCGTCTGGGACAATTTCAATGGATAACTTGCGCGGCAAAAGCGCAGTGACGTTTACGCCAGATGGCGGCACAACTGCTGGCGCACCTGTTTTGCTGGAAAGCGAAGACCAATTTAGCGCCAGCATTACAATAGATTGTAGTGAAGCTGCTACATGGACTTGGACAAAAAGTGGAAGCACATTTGGATTTGCCAGTGTTGCTAGTGGTGGTTCGGCATTTAGCATTACGTTTAATCTTGAAACAGAATTTCAATATAGAACAACTGTCTTTAATGTAACTGCGGTAGCTGGCGGCGTTACCCGTTATTATCAAGTTCTACTTATAGCGACAGGCAATAACTAATGTCACCACCTGACGTTCTCTCGCTCAAACTTGAAATGCTCCACAGCGATGTTGTGGAGGTCAAGACCGCGCTCAACAAATTATCAGAGGCAATCACTAAACTGGCACTGGTAGAACAACAGCAAACACAAACGGCAGAAGCTTTGGAACGTGCGTTTAAAACCATCTCCAAGATTGATGACCGCCTGTCTGCGCTAGAATTGGCAGCGCCAAAAACAAAGGAAACATCTGGCTGGGTAGATAAGTTTATTCTAGCTATTATTGTTGCAGCAATGGGCTTTATTGGGACTAAACTGGGCGCACTATAATGGCAGAGAAAAAAGATAGTCGATTAAAGGCTGTGGGCGTTGAGGGCTATAATAAACCAAAACGCACACCAAGCCACCCCACCAAAAGCCATGTCGTTGTTGCTAAGGAAGGCGATAAGGTCAAAACCATCCGCTTTGGACAACAGGGTGTATCTGGCTCACCGCCAAAAGCAGGGGAAAGCAAGGCGGATAAAGCGCGACGAGCATCGTTTAAGGCCCGTCATGCAGAGAATATCGCCAAAGGAAAGATGTCGGCTGCATACTGGGCTGACAAGGTTAAGTGGTAGGGAAATATCAATGCCGTTGATTAAAGGTTACTCACCTAAGAGCGTCTCAAAAAACATTAAGCGCGAAATGAAAAGCGGCAAAAGCCAAAAGCAATCCGTTGCTATTGCACTATCTGTAGCTGAAGAAGCCAAGAAAAAACGTAAGAAGCGTTAGCCCCAGATAGCGTAATACAGGACGTAGAACCATCCAAATATGCCGTGAAGCATGGCCCATAATATGCTTTGATTAACGCTCCAGCTAATTACTACAGCAATTATTGTCCCTAGGGTGTTTACCCATTCTGCCATTGTCATGTCATGCCCTCATGTCAAAAAAACGTAGTTTCTTGTGCATATCGTAAAAACTTGTTAAGGCAATACCTATGAACCATGCCACACCTCGTTGGATGCGGATAGCAAAATCCTTTACGGGCTTGCAAGAAGTGCGTGGCCCAAAGCATAATAATATTATTATTGGCTGGCTTGAAAAACTTGGCGCTTGGTGGCGCGATGATGAAACTCCTTGGTGCGGCATCTTTGTGGCGTATTGCATGAAGGAGGCAGAATTGCCTTATCCTAAATACTATATGCGTGCAAAAGCATGGGCTGATTATGGTTCGTTATTGCGCCGTGACCGCCTGTCTACGGGCGCTATTTTAATCTTTGACCGTGCTGGCGGTGGACACGTTGGCTTTTATGTTGGTGAGGACGCAGGGCATTATTATGTGTTGGGCGGCAATCAAGCAAACGCTGTCAACGTAATGAAACTAGGCAAGAGCCGTTTAGTGGCGTCACGTTGGCCCAAGGGTGAGCCTGTAACTGGCAAGCCTGTTTATTTAAAAGGTGGAATTGTTTCCACTAATGAAGCGTAAAGGAAAGCATGATGGATAAAGCACAAGTTTTTGGTATCGTTCGCACGCTGGCTGCCGCTGGCTTTGGTTACATTGCTGGTCGCGGCTTGATTGATGGCGCTACGGCTGAAGCATTGGCTGGCGCTGTTGCAACCATTGGCGTTGCTATCTGGTCGGTTATGTCAAAGAAGCCTACAGCCGAATGATAAAGCTTCTGGCGGCCTTGCTGGGTGTTTTGGACAAGCTGTTGGGAGCTTGGGCGGAGCATCGTTGGAAGCGGCAGGGCCGTCAGGAAACCATTAAAGAAATGAATGAGGTTATCAATGAGCAAATTGCACTTGGCGAAGCTGCCATTGTTACTCCTGACCCTGAGCGCACTGAGCGGCTGCGCGACCGTTTCGACCGTTCCCGTAAATAGTTACTGCGCTATCGCAAAACCTATCACCTATGACGCAACGCAAGACACGCCTCAAACGGCAGCTGAAGTCGAGCTGCATAATAGCGTCTTTGTCTGCTTGTGCGAGGCTGATTGTCCGAAAGGCAAGTAAATGTCAGGCGTTCCTTTAAAAATAGACGAAGCATTATTTGCCTATGCCACACCTCGCCAACGCGAAATGCTTGAGGCAATTAATCTGCATGGAAGCGCATTAGCTGCATCACTTGCATTAAATATGAATAAAGGCGCTGCCAGCGATGCTTACAACGCAGTCGTAAAGAAAGCTGCTCGTTGTGGTTACTCACCAAAACATGATTTCACCCGTCCCGTTCCAGAGGGCTATGTAGCCAAGGGCGTCAGCACCTATTACAACGCTGAAGGCAAACCATCTGGGCAATGGGTAAAAGCATCTCTTAGCCATGAGGCACTTGTTGACGCGATGCGTGAAGCTGTTGATGGCTTCAAGGATGAAATACTACCCGCAAGCGTTATCGTTGCTCCACAGGCTTGTGAGGAGCATTTGTGCAACCTCTACACGTTCACCGACTACCACCTTGGAATGCTGGCATGGCATAAAGAGGGCGGAAGCGATTGGAACATCTCGCTGGCAGAAAAGACTATCATTGCCGCGCTGTCGCAGATGATTGACCAAAGCCCAAAGGCTCACACCGCCGTCATTAACATTCAAGGCGACTTTCTGCATACGGATGGCAAGACACCTGTAACGCCAGCCAGCAAACACGTTCTGGATGCTGACAGCCGTTTCCCTAAGATACGCAGGTCAGCTATTCGCGTTATTCGCTCACTGGTAGCAATGTCTTTGCAGCGCCATCAAGAAGTGCATTTGATTATTGCGGAAGGCAATCACGACGAAGAAAGTGCTGGCTGGCTGTCAGACCTGTTTTCTGTTCATTACGAAGAAGAACCGCGCATTAGTGTCAGTGATGCCGTGCTGCCGTTCTATGTCTTTGAATGGGGCGCTACCATGCTTGGCGTCCATCACGGCCACAAGGTCAAAAACGAAAGCCTACCGCTTCTGTTTGCAGCACAGTTTCCGCAAGAATGGGGCAGGACTACTAGGCGCGAAATTCACTGCGGCCACCGCCACCACAGGGATGAAAAGGAATATAACGGCGTCACTGTTGTGCAGCATCCAACCCTAGCTGCGCGTGATGCTTATGCCGCCCGTGGTGGCTGGATTGCTGACAGGGCGGCATGGGCAATAACGTATCATAAAAGGTTCGGTGCTGTTGGTCGCGTAATGATTACCACCGAAATGCTGGAAGTCAGTTAAGCGTCCTCAATATAATCCAACACACGCTCTATCGCCTTAATAATTTTTTTATACTCTTTGGGATTATCAGCTACACCGCTATCTATTGCCCACTGAGCTGTGTCAGCTGCGTCCCTAAGACACGCACAAACAATTCCGTTAAAAGCTGTTGTTTCTATTTCAATCATCATTTGCTTTCTCCTGCAATGCGCGGACAATTTCGACCGCCCTTGCTGACGTTATTGACTTCCATTCACACCATGCGCCACAAGCGCACTCGCGTTCTTCCCTCGCAGCGCAGTCACACTTCATGGCGTCAACCTCTAAAGCCTTGGCAGCTTCTTCAACGCCGCTGTTAAATCCCTTCTGCCATCTGGATAGGGGTTTATCGGTCATTTGCTTCACCTTTCCATTTTTTCCAGCCGTTGCTTACCTTCTTCTGAATTATCACAGGCCCATCTTGGGCATACACAGCGGCGTAGTGCAGGATTTCGGCAACGGCATTGTTACCTTCCACCCACGCGACAGGTTGCCCGTCTTGGATTAGGCGGAAACGCTCGGTCACTTGCCCTGCCCCTTTGCAGTGCCATGCTCAATGCCATTGCTTTCGCAAAGTCGTTGCAAATACCCAACAAGGCTAATTAGATGCCTAATTTGTTCACGCTCTTTTCGGTCTACTGTAAGTGGCAGCGGCATATCAATTTGTATCATGCGGCGCTCCATGCGGCGCAAGGCTGTTCCTACATAACCCGCCTTACCCTTGGCACGAATAGCCCATTCATAATCTTCATCGTCATGCTGCTCTATTAAGTTATGCGCTGCCAGTTGCGCTTTGACCGTATCAAGCAAATCAAGTGCGTCCTCATGCCATGCGTTCAATGTGGCAGCGTCTGTTTCTTGCTGTATTTTTTCGCGGCTAGGCAAGCTATCTGCATCAAAACTCATTGGCTTAATTCCTTTTCCTGCTCTTTGCGGCGCTCCGCAAATGTCTTTCCGTCTACGCCCCTTAAGGGCCATGCGTTATCGGATGAAACTCTGTGCTTCTTGCCCATAGGGGCTGCTTGTGCTGGCTTAATCATGACCATTCTGGCCTTTCTGTGAGTAGCATATAAATCAAAGTGGCTAGCCATATTGTGAAAAGCCAAATCTTTGCTTTTGTTGTCGCGGTCATTTTACGCCCCTTGTCGTATAAAAGTCATAGCGGCCACCGTCATAATCATCATCGTCTGGCACATCTACGTCAGGTTGTATTGGATAGCTTTTCAACCTTTCGGCCAGCTCTTTTGCAACCTGCCTGTAAAACTCAACTTGGCTTTGTGTTCTAATAGTCATGCGTCTAACTCCGTGCGGCTAACAAGTTTAAAACCAAAATCGTCGCAAACAAAAATATACATTGCATCATCTCTAATGGTAAAAATATCTCCTACCATTGAGGAGCGGTGTCCACGGCCATCAACCAAAGGTGCGGGGGTCACGTTCGCACTGTAATCTTCGTTGCGGTTACCGTTTGGAAAATACTCTGGCATACTCCAAGAACCAAAAATGTTTTGTGTCCGTGCAAACGCATACTCAAGTGCATCTTCATGTGGATGGTGTTTAAAGCCAATCTGGTGGCTAGGTGCGTAAACAGCGGCAACTTGCTGCAAGCCTTCTTCGCGGTCTTTATACCAAACATTTACTATCATTATTTTTCTCCAAAATGGCGGGGCAAAACCCCTCTGCGTCAATACAATTGTTCTAGGCGAACTATTTTTTCCTGTAAACATCTTTTTGCATTACATATAAAAAAGACGGGCTGCACGATGCAACCCGCCCTTTTCCGTCACAAAAGCAATCTTTGTGGTATCTGTAAAATCCAGCCATTGCGTTTGGCTACCTGCACAAATCGCTCTTTATCCAGCGTATGTTGCCCCGAAAGAAGCTGCGCTTTGAGCAATGCTTTGCTTGCCTCTGCCGTGCTGTCACTGTAGCGTTTGCTTATCCATTCCATTTGGACAAATGCTTGGTGTTTACGCCTGTGTTCAAAGTTGAATTTAGGATTACGCTCCATGTTATTTCCTTATTCTAAAACGGCACGTTATCGTCAAGGTTATTGTCCCAAGTGGTATGCGAACCGCCGTTCATATTGCTTGGGTCGCTTGAACCGCTGTCGGCTTGAGCCTGTGGGCGTGGGCCTGTGTCGATGCTGCCAACGCGCACATTGAATTGCGGCTTGCCTTCATATTCGTCATGCGTCAATTCGCCAGAAATAAAGACCTTGGTTCCCTTGGTAAGACCGCCAGCAAATGCCTCCGCTGCCTTGCCCCACAAACTGCACCGATACCAAACGCTGCCAGCATCTTTGCCATAGCCATTCTTGACACCAACATTGAAGCTAAGAACCTTGCTGTCGCGGGTGTCGCGTAATTCAGCATCCTTGCCGATGTTTCCTGATATTGTGATATTCTGCATTGCTATTTCCTTTATAGCCCAAGGGCGGTCATGTATGTGTCAAGTATGGCTTGATATTCTGCGCGGTCGTGGTCTTTCATTGCGCGTAGGCGGATGACGGGGCGCATAATTTTGGTGTCATAACCCATCGCTTTTGCCTCATTGAATACGTCGCGGATGTCATCGTTGATGCCTTTTTTTTCTTCGTTCAAGCGTTCAATGCGCTCAATCAAAAGGCGTAGTTGGTCGCTGTTTGGTTCACTCATATTTTTCACTCCATTTCACGTTATTCTTTGCGCCGTATGCGTAGATAAACTCAATCAGGTCTGACATCTGCGGCTTGGTTAGCTTTGATGTCCTAAACCCTATTGGAAAGGGTTGATTATCTAACCCCATTCCAAATTTTACTTCATGGCCTAGCGCCGACATAAAGATGCACTTCCACACCTCTGGTATATGCGCTCTGCCCTCTGGCTTTGCACGGCTTATGTCTGATAGCATAACCCACATTTTTGCATTCTGGTCATCACTGCGCTTGGCTGCGCTGACCTTAACGACTGCATCCTGTGGAGCCTTGTCAATAAGCTGATGGGCCAATCGCCTTTGATGCTCACCGCGAAGCCAAACTGTTTGCGTCATTGCCCTTGCGCCTCTTTAATCTCTTTGGCCTTTGGGCTGGCTTTGCAAAACGCTTCAATCAAGGCTTCAATGTCAATGTTTTTCCAAAACGTCTGCTCACCAACTGTATGCTGCTCATTATGATGGTTGCGGCACAATGGGACTACTCGCCAATCATCTGGCTTTTGCCCCATCCCTGCCCCGCTGCCATAACGAACATGGGCGCATTCAATAGGCATATCTTGACAGCCATTTATGCTGCAATGAAAGGACCTAATAAAGTTTAGATGGCCCTGTGACCGCCACCGCGCTGTGCGCTTTGGTTTTTTGGCAATGCGATTAGGTAACATTAGACTTTCCAAATTCTGACATAACCATTCATCTGGCGGCTAGTATATTGAAAGTCTGGGTTATGCTTTGCGCGGTAACCACAGGCGGCGCTTGTCACTAAATTTTGGCATTGAATAAGTGTTGGGCTTCCCACATCATCGGGCCACACTGCAAAGCTATCACCAATTTTCATGTATTTAAATGGAAAGTCTGGCCTGTCTGTATGCCTTTTGGCAAGGCTTTTGTCACGGACAATAGGCACATCTGCTTCAATCTTAAACATTAGTCATTCCCCTATTTTTGACAACGCTTTTACGTCTTCATCAACTTCTGCTAAAAATGCGCGGACTTCATTTTCTAAAGTCTCAAGCATATCATTGTCACGCTGCACCCTTTGAACGTAAAGCATTAGATGCTCTGGCATTCGTGGGTCAAAGCTTACAAAATCGCACCACTGGCGGTCAGCACACGCCATTTGCCATTGCATCTGGAGTATATATTTGTGAGCAATTTGGTTTGTTTTGAGCACTTCTATGTGGGTGGTGGAATTAGGGCATTTAATCTCAATGCATCCATCATCATCCACAAGCCCGTCAGGGCTAGCGTGCGTGCCAATGATTGTCGGGTGCTTGTATAGCCCTACCTCAACAACATTACGCCCTGTCACAAAGCTGTAGGCTATTCTGGCTTCTTCTTCTTTGTCCACTCCCCACTGCATTGCTGCATTGCGGACAAATCCTTCTTCTTGCTGACCTGTTAGCCGCTCAATGGCAAGCTTGGTGCGAAGGTTAGCGCGTGACGCGCCCCATCCCGATTTAGTCTTAGCCAAAATATCTACTAGTTGGGAAGCGCCAAGGCTTCCACAACGTGCTGCAAACCATTCGGGGCTGCGTTGGATAATAGCTGCGTCTGTCATTTTAGTTTGTTCTCTAATGCTGATTTAACAAATGCAAAACTTTTTGCTGGCAATTCACGCAATGCATTGATTTTGTAATGCTTGCAAAGCAGCGCCATGTCAGTGCTGGTCTGGTCTACTAAGGATTGCAACGCATCAAATTGCTCATCACTAATGAATTTAACCTGCGGGGCTTGTTCATTTTTACCTGTAGTAGCATCTAAAGCGTCATGCTCAACAATGCAAAGGGCCGCTGTCCAGAGGTAGCGGGTGCTATATGTTTCGCAAGCGCCAATGTTCTGTATCTCATGGCAACCCTTCAAATTAGCCGAACCCATTGGGCTATGAATAATTACCTGCGTTCCGTCCTCAACATCAACAATATGCATTGATGCTGTGCTTTCAGAGAAACTAATAATCGCGCATAATCCAACATCATTAAATATGCGGAGGGCAGGAATTACAAAGTCTGATAACTCAAAATATTTGTAACCCGCAAATGTATTATGCCCTGACTTTTTTAGCGGCAATGCGTGGAAAGCAATCCGCGCTTCGTTAATTTTTTTGTGAACTGGCACTCTATTTCTCCTTATGCAAAACGTGGAAATTTATATCTTATTGGTTCTGCCGACCAATCTCTTATTGTCATAACATCGCCGATTAATTCAGCTAAATGCTCGCTATAATTTGCATGGCAAGCGCCAGCATTGATTGCCATTTCGACAAAATCGCATGGCAAGCATTCAAATGTTTCAGTCATAATATGGCCGCAAACCGCGCATTTTTCGCGTGTCATTGGTGTCTCCTTTTTATTTTGTAAACCTCTTGTAAACATTTTGCGCTAGATTAAAAGCTCTTTTATCCATTAACAAAAGAAAGATTAACATGGACTATACCGCACAAGCAATTTCAAACCTTTATACCCTTGCTAAAGAGCATAAGATTAGGGCGTATCAAATTGCCAATGAAGCTGGAATTACGCGAGTTACCTTGAGCAACTGGAAAAGCAAGCGCAGTGAACCAACACTAAGCGCATTTCTTGCTGCACAGCACGCGCTTGACCGTTTGGTTGCTAAAAAGCAGCAAAGTTAAAATGAAGCGGTTCGGCAAATACCGTGCCGTGAAAGCGCACTGCAACGCTGGTCACACACATGACAGTAAGCGTGAAGCAATTAGGTGTAATGAACTGCACGCATTGCAAGCGGCTGGCGATATAGGTGACCTAGTCGTGCATCCGCAATATTGGTTCGTCATCAACGGCAAGCAGCTAAAGCACGCTAATGGTCGAAGGGTTGGCTACAAATCCGACTTTGAATATATTGATACCGCATTAGGTGTCAAAGTTACAGAAGATGTGAAGGGCGTGATTGTGCGGGATTGGCCGCTGCGCCGTGCCGTATTTATTGCGCTATTTCCCGACCACCAGTTGCGCGAAACAAGATGATTGCTAAAGACTGTTTACATTGCCACAAGGCAGTGCAATAAAAAAAGGGTGGCCGAAACCACCCAGTTTGTTTGGTAAGGAGAATACCTAAAATGATTGATACGCTCAAATGTTATAGAACGCAAGGTTCACTGATATGAGCCGCCACAGCTTTGACCCATTGATTGCAAAGCAAGTTGGATTAAATGCTGCCACCATATATCAAAATATTTTATGGTGGGCAGAGCGCAACGCTGCCAACGACAAGCACAGCCACGATGGTTATGTTTGGACATATAATTCAATTGCAGCATTTGCTGACCTGTTTCCATATCTAACAATTAAGCAAATAAGAACGGCGTTGACCAAGCTTGAAGATGACGGTTTGATTGTTAGCGGCTCTTATAACAAGTCTGCTTATGACCGCACAAAGTGGTATGCGCCCACTTGCCCTTTAGGAAAAACCGACTTGCCCTCTGGGGCAAATGAAGTTGCCCTCAAAGGCGAACCTATACCAGATATAAACACAGATGATAAACCAGTTGTTATTATTGAGGGTTACCCAGTTTGGTTGCCAATAGATGCTTGGAAGGGTTGGGTGGAGATGCGTAAGCAGCGCAAGCGTCCACTAACTGACAGGGCAAAAGCCAGAGCCTACAAGAAGCTAGAGGCTTTGCACTTGGCGGGACATGACATTAACGAATTGCTAGACCGTTCGACAATCAACGGCTGGCTTGATATTTACGAGCCGAAAGGAACGCAAAATGCAGGAAATAGTGCAAGCAACGCAGAGCCAGCCAACGCAATGGTTAGAGCCGTCATTGCCAGCCAAGCTAGACGAACTGTTGTTGAGCGGCGACTTGCCGACGATTGGGCCTAAGTCAGCGGAGATATTGCAGCAATACATAAATGCTGCCAGACCACCAATGCCAGAGCGTGAGCAGGTTGAGGTAATGATTGCCAAGCTATCTCTTGCCACTGCTAATCAAAAGCGCAGCGTTGATGAAGAAGCGGAGCGGCTGGAGCTATACTGGTTGACCCTCCGCATTTATCCACTAGTCGATTTGCGGAGCGGGTTCCTTAAGCTTTTACGGACTTGCAAGTTTATGCCAACGCCAGCCGAAATTGACACCGTGGTGCAAGAAGAAGGGTATGAGCGCAGACGCAGGGTAAATCGCGCCAAGCATCTTTTAATGATACACTACCGCGAATACACGCCGCCGCAGGAATATGTGACAGCAAAAGAATTGGAAGACTTGAGAAAGAACCTGCAAATTGGTCAAGGTTGACAGTAGCGCAGCGACCAATTTAATGTGCGACCTTATTAGGTTTCAATCTGGCAAACTGACGATTGATGAGATACGTCAAAACTGGTCTAAAGGTAAATACAAAGGCGCACCAGAGAAATGGGCGCTGGAAGCCATTGCAATCGCTAAACTTCAAAAAAATTAAAAATAATTGCACAAAGACGTTTACAACAAAATTTTCTGCGCCTAGAGCAGTTGTATTGAAGCAAGGGGCCACGCCCCGCCATTAAGGAGACTGACAATGACTAATAAACCTTGGATTGCAGAGCGCACAGCAGAAATTAACGCTGATGCAGATGCCATAAGCAAACTGAACATTGGTGACGGCGTAAGCGTTTCGGCTTGGACTGACATTGCGGCATACACCATTGTTAAAAAAACAGCCAAGACAATGACACTGCGCGGTGATGAGGCCACATTGATTAATCGTGACGAACTGCGGTTCCATGCTGGCGGCTTTGCTGCACATTGCGAGAACCAACGTGACCAGCGTTATAGCTACGAGGCTGACCCACAAGGTGAGGTGCTGAAAATCTCACTGCGCCGTTGGGTTGATGAAGAAGGCAATGAGCGCCGTAAATGGAAGAAGGTGGGCAACCAGACTTTTGCGATGGGCGGCAATGCCTATGCTGGACGCAGAGCATACCGCCACTTTAACTTTTAACTAGAGGCAAGGCCTCGCCATTTGGAGTAAGTTTTATGTTAGTGAAATTTTCGACACTGCGTGATGGTGTTTTTATTGAGGTTAGCGATGGTGCAGATTACCACCCTAACTCCAGATGTTTTAGATTTGATAAAAATGGTAATGCTGAATATGCACTGCTACATGACTTGATTAGCGAAAATCCAAGCCCAAGATGGTTTGGACACTGCTATAAAGAAAGCCAATTTACTTTTGCATGAACAGAGGCGAGGCCTCGCTAGAAAAGGAATGATTATGACCGATACGACATATAACGGCTGGACAAATTACGCGACATGGCGCGTGAGAATAGAAATGTTTGACGGAGCAGATTATGCCAGCAAAAATGACTTAGACGCTTATGACTTAGGACAGGTGCTGCGCGATGAGGCATTGGAAATCATTGACGAACAGGGGCATGGCTTTGCATATGATTATGCCCGAGCATTTTTAGATGACGTTAATTGGCGCGAAATTGCTGAAAAACAAATTACAGATTACCGCATATAAGGAGGCGCATAGAATGAATTATCCAGACTTAATCCGCAAGTGGGCTGAAGCCCGTAACCTTATTGAAGGTAGCGACCTCAAAAGCCAGTTTGTTAAACTGATTGAGGAAGCTGGCGAACTAGCTAACTCCATTGCAAAGCAAGATGATTGCGAATTTGCTGACGCTATCGGAGATATGTTTGTAGTGCTGACCATCATGGCAGCGCAAAATAACATGATGATAGAAGGCTGCATTGAACGCGCTTGGCGCGAAATTAAAGACCGCAAGGGCAAGATGGTTGACGGCATCTTTATTAAGGAAGCGTAAATGTTTGAGGATGATTTTAACTGGGAAGAAGAGGCTGAAGAAGAGGTGGTGCTTGTTGACACACTTGGCATGACGCCAAAACAAGTAAATATCATGGAAATGAACGCTATTGCAAAAAAGTATGGCTACACTGCGGAAGACATAATAGGAAAGAGCCGTCAAAAAAAGCTTGTAGAAGTGCGGCGCAAATGCGTTGTTATGCTACGCGAAAGGGGCTACTCCACCACGGAGATTGGGCGCATTATGAACCGTGACCACAGCACCATTGTCCATTCTTTAGCTAAAATGAAAGGCGCATCATGACACCTGCAAAGCTAAAACTGGCACGTTTACGCATGGGCTATAGTGTAAATGAAATGGCAGATGCACTGCGCCTATCGCCAGCCAACGGAGGCACAACCATTCGCAAAATGGAAGCTGGCAAAATCAATATCACTGGACCAATTATGGTTGCCGTGAGCGCGATGTTGAAAGGCTTTGACCCATTTGAGGATGATTATGACGAATACGAATAATTACCAAGTGGGTGGTGACCACTACGCCTCAAAGTCAGTGCAACCTTGGGAGGCAATGCAAGCATGGATGACAAAAGAGGCGTTTGCTGGTTACCTTCATGGAAATTGTATAAAATATTTAGCAAGGTATATAGACAAGAACGGCATTGAAGACCTAAAGAAGTGCCAGCATTACCTCGCAAAACTAATTGAGATAGAGGGCGAAACATGATTGAAACACCAAAGATTGAACAGCGCAGCGTTGCGGAGTTAATTCCGTATGCAGCAAATAGCCGCACGCACAGCGATGCACAGGTCGCACAGATAGCTGCCAGCATTAAAGAGTTTGGTTGGACTAACCCCATTCTTATCAATGAGCATGACACTATCATTGCTGGTCACGGGCGCGTCATGGCGGCTAAAAAATTAGACATGGTTAATGTGCCTGTCATAGTTTTAACTGGCTTGAGCGCAGCGCAGCAAAAGGCTCTCGTGATAGCTGATAACAAGCTGGCCTTAAATTCCATTTGGGATGATGAGCTTCTTAAAATTGAAATGGCAGATTTGGTTTCCAGCGGATTTAATTATGAAGCCATCGGCTTTAATACGCAGGAACTGGATGAGTTGCTTAATGAGCCAGAGGAGCTTCCAAAGGATGACGATGAAAAGGAAGCCAATTATATAATCCAATACAACATTGTTTTCGACAATGAGGCGCAACAGGCCATTTGGTTTAATTTTATTCGCGCACTAAAGGCGAAATATGAGGATTACGACACTCTTGCAGAGCGGCTAATCACGTTCCTAGAGGAGAATAATTTTGGTCAGGATTAAGCAATATATAGAGACTGATGTCCTTGAAGAAGCTAAGGCGCGGATGCACCATATCTTTGATGTCTTTGATACGGTTGTCATTATGTTTTCTGGCGGCAAGGACAGTCTGGTAGTATTGCACTTGGCTCATGAGGTCATGCAGGAAAGGGGCATTAAAAAGCCGCTCAATGTTGTGTTCCGTGACGAGGAGTTGATACCAGATGAGGTTATCAACTTCGTAGATAAATATCGCAAAGAACCTTGGATTAATATGCTCTGGTTCACAGTGCCTTTGAAATCCACCAAATATGTTTTGGGTGTCTGCCACTCCTACACGCAATGGGACAATTCCCGTAAATGGGTAAGGGATAAGCCAGAATGGGCAATCTCTTTAGAAGACGGCGATGATAGGATTTTTGACCAGTATTCTATGGACGCATTCACTGCCAAATTTTTCAAAGGAAAAATGGCATTTTTAACGGGAATACGGAGTAGTGAAAGCTTAATGCGTTTTCGCGCTTGCGTGAACAAGTTGAATGAAAATTACATCAACGCAGTTTCTGACCCGACTGCAAAAAACGTAAACCTTTGCAAGCCAATTTTTGATTGGTCTGAAGATGACGTTTTCAAATATTTTTACGACAACGACATTCAATACTGCAAACTATATGATTGGCAAATGTGGGCTGGCAATGGATTGAGGGTATCCACGCCGCTTCATGCGGAAAGCGCCAAGCGTTTCGATTTAATCAAAACTGCTACGCCAGAATTTTACAATCGCGTGATTGAAATTTTCCCAGAAATGCTAGCGCATGAACGGTATTTCAAAGACCTTGACCGCAATGCCATTAAGGAAAAATATGGTCAAAGTTACGGTGGCGTAAGGGCATGGATAGAAGATAACATTGAGGACGAGGCTCAACACAAAATGGCTGTAAAGCGTTTTGATAGTGTCATGGGTAGGGCATTGAAAGACCCAGACCTGTATCCGCCACAATACCTTTTAACGACTTTTATGGCAGGTTCATTTAAACGTGAGATTATGCCCAAAGCGAGGAATAAATAATGTTCAACGATGAGCCGATTAACAATGTGGAATGGCGTGACGCATCAAGCATCAATGCCAATGGATACAACCCAAATGTCGTTTTTACGCCAGAGCTAAAGCTTCTAGAAAAAAGCATATTGAAATGCGGCTGGATACAGCCCGTCATAATCAACCCTGATAACATAATCATTGATGGCTTTCACCGTTGGCGCTTGTCACAGGACAGTAAGGCAATAAACGCAATTTACGGCGGCAAAGTGCCATGCGTAATTATGAACCTTACCAAGCCAGAAGCCATGATGCTTACTATAAGAATTAACCGCGCTAAGGGTTCGCACGTTGCGCTGCAAATGAGCGAGATTATTCATCAATTAATTGATGAGCATGGCTGCGACAAGCAAGAGATATGTGAAAACATTGGGGCCACCTTGGAGGAAATTGACCTTCTATACCAAGATGGGGTGTTCAAGAAAAAGGACATCAAGAATTACAAATATAGCAAGGCTTGGTATCCAGCAGAGGTGAAGCGTGGAGATAAGTAAAGCCACATTTAAAGATGTAGCGCCATACGCAAGTCTGGCCGCTAAAAACAGAGTGTCAATCAGTGATACAAAAAACACTGAATGGTTCACCGTTAATGACTTCACCTCCATCATGGGATTTGCTGGCCTCATGAAGGTTGCCACTGGCTACCGCATCAAGGGCGTCTTTGTGCATGAGAAATATAGAGGGTTAGGCATAGGCAATAATCTAACGCAACATCTTTTTAACCTATGCAATGACCGTTGTGCTAATATAGAGGTTTACGCATACAATGATAAATTCTATATACAAAACGGCTTTGAAACATTTGGCGAACTACCTAATGGGGCCAAAAAGTTAAGGAGAAACTGGTGAAGTCGTATAATGGATTTACTGCCAAGCAAAGGATGGATGCCTTTAATTGGTTGAAGGCAGAATATGCGGCTGGCCGTAGAGCAAAACCAACATCATGTGATTGCTGTGGGCAGGAAAAAGGCATTGTGGAGCACCACAGCGAAGACTACTCCGCACCCTATGGTGACCATATTGGTCAATACGCATTATGCTTTGTATGTCATATGATGGTGCATTGCCGCTTTAGAAATTTAAAGCAGTGGGAAGCATACAAAGAACTAGTTGCGCTGGGCGCAAATTTTACACCATACTACAACAG